GAGATGCCGTTTGTCGCGCTGACCAAAGCTTTCATCAGCAACGATACGGCAATCAACCCCCGGAGCAAATCGGGGAATGAGATATTCGAGAACTTCTCTACGGATGAGGCAAGGATTCGGATCGCAGTCGCCATAAGAATCATGGCAGCGGCCATAACCGTGACCTTGACCATCTGCCCGGTCGTTCCGATCTTGCTGAATGCTACGAACGCAAGACCGAGCTGTCCGAACATAACGGCAATTGCCACAGAAGCTCTGGTCAACCCCGCAGAGTCGATATTCGAAAGAGCGATCAACGAAATGGTCAGGATGCCGATCGCAATAGCGATCATCAACAGCGCCGCGGCGTTCAGACCGTTCTGCATACCCTTGAGGGCACCAGTCAGTCCGTCTAGTGCGCCAATGACGCCGTCAAATATCCCAGCGCCTCCACCAAGGAAGTCCCCGATGCCACCCATGAACTTCTTGAGGATCAGGACGAGACCGGCAAACAGGCCGGTGTTTACTGCGCCGAGAACCTCGTCGAAACTGATGCCGGAGAATGCGCCAGCGATTGCGCTGCCTACGCTCTTACCCAGTTTCTTTCCGGCTTTTTCTAGCCATTCAACAACAGCTCGTACTTTTGCCTGGAAGCTCTCCCAGGAACTCTCAGTCTTCTCAGCCATCTTACCGAGGGACTTCAGGCTTTCGCCCATCTTGCCCAGGGCTTTAGCTGGTCCTTCAGACTCATCGTTCTTGAATAGCTGTCCGATCCAACTGACCAATTGACGGATCCAATTGATCGGAATTTGAATAACAGCCGCAAGCTTATTGAAGAACTTGGTGAAACCTTCGCCATCCTTGATCGCCCTGTGCAGTGCAACCAAGAAGTCACCGATATTTCCGGTGAACTTGAGAATCCCTCCGGAGCCATTACTGAAGCTACCGATAAGATTCGCAATGAATTTCACACCGGCTTTGATCAGTTCCCAGCCGATTCCCAAGATCGCAAAGAACCCGGCGAAAGTCCTCCGGAGGTTATTTGCGGTTTCCTCACCCAGCTTCAAACGCTCCATGAAGTCTCGGAATGAGACTGTCATGTCGTAAAGACTCTTCGCGGTTGATGCCGGGAATATCTGTCGGAACGCGTCCTTGATTGGCTTCAAGATTGACATCAAAGCTTGGAAGGCATTGCTGATGCCGTCGATCAGGGCATCTCGACCTCCGAGGTCTTTCCAACCTTGAAGAAGATTGTTTCGAGTCTCAGCGGAACGAGTGATCATTCCACCAAGAACTTCGTTCACACCAGTGAACAGATCTTTGGCTTCGTCGAAATCACCGAAGATGATGGACCAGGTCTTTGCCCAACCGGATCCTGCTGCTTCTCGCAGAGTATCCAGAAGTTGCGACATCGTCTTGACTTTGGTGGCCGCATTCGTAGCGGTCTCTGCCATCTCCATGATACCGGCGATTTGATCTTCGGTATAGCCCATGGACTTGAGCTGATCGGCCGTCAATTCACCGGTGAACTTGCTGAGGGTCTCAGTCAGAATCCCACTGGTGAGCCAGCCTTCTTGCAGGCTGTTTCGGAACGATCCGCTCTTACCCATGATGTCATCGACAGCTACACCGTGAGCTCTTGCTGTCTCTTTGAGCGATTCCTGGAAGACCTTACCGCCCATACCGGCGTTGACGACAGAGTTCCAGTCTTCCAGTGAAACCTTACCCGTGGAGAGTGACTGGGAGAGCTGATACATCGCCGTAGAAGCTTGTTGTGCATTCGATCCTGATAGTGCGGCCAGGTTCGCAATGCCCTTGATGGCTTGCGTGGATGTATCCAGGTCGATACCCGCGGCCGTGAAGGTACCGACGTTCTTCGCCATCTCAGAGAAGTTGTAGATCGTCTTATCTGAGTATTGGTTCAGCGTATCGAGCGCACCGTTGACTTTGGCGAGTCCCTCGGAACCTGTCAGGCCTGTGTTCGCTAGAACGGTCTGAATTGAACCAAGATTTGTTTCGTATTCCTTCAAACCGCCTAGCACTGGTTCGAACGAAAGAGAATTCGCCATACGTAGTCCTGCATCGATTACTTTGTTGACGATGTTCGTCAGAGCAGTCAACGCAATGGCCTGAAGGGCGGTGAAACTTCTCCCCAACGCATTGACTTGATTCTGTGCGCCGTCGGTGGAGAACCGGCCCATTGTATTGCTTACTTCACTCAGCCCCGCAGAGGCTCCCGGCATTTTCAATGCCGAGTTGAGTTGCGCAAGCATTTTCAGCGTCGAGGCAGCGCCCGTACCGAACTGTGCATTGTCAAACTTCATTTGAACAACGCGCTGATCGATGGTTGTCATGCAGAGGTCACCGCCTTCCATACGGTCGCTGCGATATCTTCAAAGATTGGACGCATAGCTGGGTTAACGTAGTCGATACCATGGATATAGCCGCCGGTGCCGGTGCCGTGTCCGTATTGGATCATTACCGCGACTGGATATCCGTTCTCGACGTCCGAGTTCGTCCAATCAATGGTGATAGATGTAGCAGTTTTTGTTATCTCGTAACCCCACGAAGCCGAGGCGAGTCCAGAATCCGTAGGAGTTGATGCCGCAAGAGCCGCCACACCTCTTTGAGCTTGCGCAGCGGCTATACGACCAATATCGAGCTTCTGCACGGCACGCAGGTATCGCTCGGTTTTGTCGAACGAACCATTTGACGAAAAGGAGATCATGGAATCCCCTCAATCGTTAGTTTCCGACTCGAACGATGGTGAGGTCGTTCCGGTTCCCGTTGACTGCAGTGCTATCCGCGGAACCCGCTTCGGTGTTGGTCACAGATTGCTGCACACCACCGATTGACGTAGTGGCAGTCAAACGTCCCTGCCAACTCACGTTTCTCGTAGTCGGCCCTGACGTTGTCGCCAAGGTTTCCCCCGGGGTATTATCCGCGGTGAACTTAGCGATTCGACTGTAGTTCGATATGGACTGGTTTCCCGAGAAGTTCATGACGACTCTGTACTCGCCATCCTGATTGACGACGATTCGGCGAGCAGTTGCGAGTCCTGTTCCAGGAATTGAGAACCATTCACTCACCGGGTTGACCGTTCCGGCTGTATCGGTGGTGTCGTACGCAACACCCTGCCATGCGGGAGAGGTTGTGTAGTTGACCGCGCCGCTCTGATACACACGAATCTTCGGCTTCTTCTGTTGGTGGTGATCCCCATACGGCATCGGGAACCACGTGTTCACGCCCACTTTGAGCAATCGAGAAACACCATAACCTGGGAAGATATATGGGAAGCCGTTGATAGTAACTCCGCCAGCACCCACGATCTTCACGAGCCCAGCACCCGCGGCACAGATATCGATCCAGCTACCGATGGGAAATGACAGTGTCGCGTTCAGAGGCACCGTCGCGGTCACGAATGCTGTTGTTGAGGCATGTGATGCCAGAACAAGCTTGGAGATGTCGGCCAATTCCAACGTGAAGTTTGCCGAAACGCTACGACCAACCAGCTGTAGACGAAGGTCGTCTTCCGCGGCAAAGATCCGATCATCGATCTCAGACTGCACCTGCGCCCATCGAGGGGCATCGTCGTTCGTTACTGCCTGTGCGACCCGAAGGGTACCGTCGGCCAATCGCTTGGCAATGCTGTCGGCCGTCGCGTTGGTATCCGCATCACCAGTCTGGAGAAACCCGGTCGCGTCGATTCCATCCAGAAGATTGGAATCCGCGGCCTTTCCGAGGATGGGGAGGAACTCTGATCCGAACGCCGGATCCAATTCCGACCATGTGTTCGTGCCATCACCAATCTTGATGATGCCTGTATCGGTGGTGACACCGAGTTCGCCAGCGGCCAGAATGTACTCGGATTCATTCCAAACCGAGTCGACGGCGCGCCTCTGTTGCATTCGTGTGCCTTCTGCCATTACAGCGCACCTCCGTCAATCGTCTCGAGGATGGGGGTATCCGGGGTTCCGGCATCGTAAGTCACGAACACCGGTGTATAAGGACTACCGGCATCGTAAACGAAATCTTCGAATGCGTCGAACATGAAGATCAGTTCGCCTGGAGAAGGCAAAGATGCTTCTTCAAGTTCTGTTCCGTAGAGCCTATCTTCAAGAACCTGAAGTAGCTCCACAGGAATGTCTCGGGAATCGATTGTGTAATGCGTCGACGGACGAAACCCATTGACGAACGGTGCCCTGGAAGTGATTTTCCAGCTGAAAGTTACCGGTTCGTTCTGATCGGTCAGAGTTCGGTACCCACGCTCTGAGGGTTCAGCCTTCAGATTGTAGAGAATGTGAATCTTGTATGCGAAATCCAAACCGACCGTGTCGTTGCCGACTTGAGATCGATATACCATGCCGAATGATCTGCGTCGCTGGTTTGCGATTCGAAGACCATTCCCAATGTGTGCGGATCCATCGCATCGTTCGAATTCGACCGGGTAGGTGAATGCTTCGATCGTTCCTTCGAACTCTTCAGGAGAGGCACGGTTGCTGATCTTGATACCATCGAGATACCTAGCTTCAGCTTTACCGCCGGAGGTACTGTCGTTGACATTTACGAGACCAATCCAAGGTACTCCGGGATTGTCGTCGACGTAGAGAACGCCTCTGTCAACCCCTGCCTCGAAGAAGCGCTCGCCAACGCCCTTCCATTCAATTCTTGTCATCGCACCTCCCTCTATCCTCGAGTCCTCTGACTAGCCAAGCGCTGTCTGTTCAAGTTTCGTCGTTCGCCAGGGCTCATCTTCTTCTTCGGGCTGTTCTTTAGGTTGATAACCCGAATGAGAGTGATGAGTCGATTCAAATGCCATGTCTCGAACTCCACAGGCACCTTCATCGAGATCATCCAGTAATAGATTAGCTCGGAGGTGATGGTTTCTCGAGACGTAGGCGAGTTCGGATCGGTGTGCAGCTTCGTTGCGGTCATTGAAGCGCTCACGTACGTCTTGATCTCTTCTAAATGCTTCTCTACGAGCTTCTGCCAAACTCCCGGGGGAAGTTCATCGTTGAGGATCATCAAACTAACGTACGAAAGAGTCTGTTCGGTCGTCTTCTCTCTTTTGCCTAGGAAAGCTTCTTCCCAGACGGACTCCCATTTTGACACCGAGACCAGAGAATGCTCGAGCATCACTTTGAATGAGTCCGTTATGACGAACTTGGAACGCTCTTCGTCGAACGACTCGTCCAATGCGACATGAATCTCGAGCATTCTCTAACCTCGCTTCTTGTTACGCCTCGTACGGGAACAGCCAGTCCTCGTCGGAGACCGCGGGGAAGGCGTAGCCCGGGTTGGCGTACGCCACGACCATCGTGTCCTCGGTGATGACCACGGCACCTGCCGCGACGGTCTCGCCGTCGATCGTGTAGGTCACTCCCGTGACGGTCGGGATGGTGATGGTGTTGGTCTCCTGGACGAACGTCGGCTGCGTTGCCGTCACCACGGTCACAGTGCCCGACATCAGCGCGATGACGTCGGCCGGGAGGGGCATGGACGGATCGTCGGACACCGTGCCGTAGAGCTGCTCCTCCAGGGTGGCCAGCTTGACCGGATCGACCTTGGTGCTGTCGATGGTGACGCTGGCCGACGGCTTGTAGTCGTTGCCGCCCACCGTCCCGACCTCGACCGGGGTGGTGGTGACCTCCCACGAGAACGCGAGCGCCTCGGGGGAGTCGTTGATCGTGGCGTACGCCTTCTCGGACGGAGCCGCCTGAGCGCCGTAGATCAGGTGCAGCTTGTAGCCGTGATCGACACCCTCGATGTCGTTGCCCTTGCGGGTCCGATAGCAGAAACCGAACATCTTCCGGTTCTGCTGGCCGAGACTCACGCCCGCGGTCGGGGAAGCCGAGCCGTCGTTCTGCTCGAACTCGACCGGGTAGGTGAAGGCCTCGATCGTGGCGCCGAACTGCTCGGCCGACACGAGGTTGAGGTACTTGATGTTGTCCGCGTACTGCGGGCTCGCCTCGGCACCAGAGGGCGCTTCGGTGACGGTGGTGATACCGTTCCAGGCCACGCCACCGACATACTCACCCGCCATGTCGATCTGGTACAGGACGCCGTGATCGACACCGGTCTCGTAAGTGCGTTCGCCTGTCGCGTCCCACTTGAGTTCGGTCATGTGTTTTCCTCGATTCAGAAGTAGAGTGCGAAAACATCGTGGTTCAAGTTGTCAGCGACGAAGAACCGTTCGTGAGTGCACATCGGAAAAGCTGCGATTGAGTTTTGGATCGGTTCGTCAGGATTCCTACTGATCAATGTCAGGGAATATTGTTTCGTGAACCGATACGGGCCGTTATCCGCGAACTCGACATCGGCCCGCGCCCTTTCGTACACGATTGCTGGGTAATTCATTTGCACATTGGGCGGAGGTTGGAAATACACGTTGTCACAGAGAAGCTCAAGGATCTGTTGGATCATCGACCTTTGGCCCATTGTAAACACCCCCCAACCTCAGGAGAAGACGGGGACTCTGAATCTCGACATCAGTCACTTTCCACAGAGTCCCCGCCCACTCCACATACCGAATGGCAAAGAAATGTTCGTTCGCGTACGTATCAGACACGATAGAGATGGAATTAGAAACGGCGAGATCGTCATTGACTTTCTCTGCCGCATCGACCCTCCTGGCGTTCCGAACTACATCACCGCTGTAAGTACGCTCGGTGATGAAGATTTCGTGAACACCATTTCCCTTGTCAATAGCCTCTCCGTACCCGACCTTCCCATGAAACCTTGCCATCCCGATCCCCTTACAGGTCGCGAGTGAAGGTCCAGTCGTTGTCCGTGTTGTGCTCGAAGTAGTAGCCGGTGTTCGGGACGGCCACGACCGAGATGGACGCACCCGCCGCGACAGCCGTCTGAGCACCCGCGGACAGCGTGGCCTCGGTCTCCTGGTTCTTGTACGTGACGCCCGTGACGGTCGGGATGGTGGTCACACCGGTGGTCGTGTTGAACGTCGGTGCCGTCGGCGTGGCCAGAGTGCCGGTGCCGCGGACGATGACCTGCGCCCGCTTGTGCGCGGTGAGCGCACCCGACATCCGACCCTCGATCAGGTACTTGTACTGGTTGTAGTCGATGTCGAAGTCGTCGAACTTGGTGAGCTCGCCGCCCTTGGTGGAACCGACCGCGTAGTCCGAGAGGTTGACGAGGATCATCAAGATCTCGCCACCGTCGCGCATCTGACCATCGAGGATCTCGACCTCGACGATCTCGGTGACGTTGAGGGCCGCGGCGAGATCAGCCTTCGTGTTGTAGAAGCGCCGACGCAGCGAGTCCTTCGACAGCAGCATGTCGGTCATGACGGCGTTCGTCATGTAGGCGGCCGGGCCGGTACCCTTGTAGGTGTTCCGTCCACGCAGGACAGCCTCGACCAGGTCACCGGACGACACGTTGGCCGGGACGGTGACGACGTCGGTGTAGAACTCGTCGTCCTGCGCGATCGGGCGGATCTTGGTCTCGTCGATCTTGTCGTCGTCGTCGACCTCGCGACCGTCGCCGACCAGGATGGCGCGCGCGATCTCCTCACGGAGCATGAAGCGCATCTCGACCCAGATCCACGCCACCACGTCGAAGTCGGTGATGTCGATGATGTCGTCGCGGTCGAGCTTCTGCTTCTTGTAGATCGTCTTGGGCGTGGTCTCACGCTTGGCGATGGTGAAGAACTGCTCCTTCTTCATGTTCGCCTTGATGTAGCCCTTCGCGCGCGCCTCCTCGTGCGTGAGGTCCGCGGACAGGGACTTGATCTTCGAGAAGGGGAGCTTCCGGGTCTTGTTGAGGACGCCCTCCACCCACTCGATCCTGCGGGTGATCCACTCGGGCTTGTTGTCGATCGCCTGGGCGTCGGGGAACAGCACCTCGATGTTGGTGATGCCGTAGTCCTCGGCGTGCTGCAGGATGGCCTCCTTGAAGGAGCCCAACTTCCGACCGTCGTCGACGAGCGTCTGGATCTGAGCGTGCGTGAGGGTGGACTTGCGCGCAGCGTCGCCGTCACCACCGTTGTCGTTGCCGTTCTCGAAGACGTTGCGCGTCATCGTGTCCTTCTCCTTGTGTTCGAGATCCGTGTCCCCGGACTTGGTGTCGTCCTTCTCCGAGGCTTTGTCGTCGGTCTTGTCTTCGGGCTTCTCTTCCATCTTGGTGGCCGACTGCTGTGCAGAACCGAGGGCCTTGGAGAGCATGAACTCGACCAAAGCCTTCTGCTTGTCGTCCAGGCTGTCGAAGATGTCCTGGTAGGTCTCCTTGTCGCTCTCGGCGTGCGTGAGAACGAGCTCCAGGTCCTCGCCCGATGTGATGATCGCCGTGTCTTCCGAGGTTTCGACCTCGTCGAACTCGCTGTGCTGCACTCGCACGTAGTCGATCTGAGCACCGGGATTTGCGCCCGCGAGAACGAGACTCGTTTCGCGAATGTCGCCGTGGAGAACGGTCTTCTTCTTCTCCACCAGCCCATTCGCGTAGATCGAGAGGGACTTCACGTCCTTGTGCTCGACCAGAGCCTTCGCGCTCTTGCCGGCGTCGGTGTCGTTGAAGAAACCGAAGCCGTACACACCGTCGTTGCGGTGTTCGAGCATGACGTGACCGAGAACGTTGTCAGGCGAGTCATGCATGTGCTGCCAAACCAGCGGCACCTGCTGCTTGTCCATGTGCTTGAAGGCCTCGGGCGTGATGGTTCGCCCGTCCGAGCACTTGAGACCCGCCTTGGTTACGTAACCACCGAAATCGTGGTCCACGGCTGTCTCCTTTCATGTTCGAGTTCAGAGCGTGGCACGCTCAGGACGGTAGCTCTTCCTCAAGGGGAGCCGGGGGAGAATCAAGCCCGAGTTCTGACTGAGGCATATTGCTGTTTCGTAGTTGATCTGCCTTCGATTCTTTCGATGGCGGACGACCAACAATCGAACGCATTTCATTCGAACTCAAAATCTCGTTTCGTGTGAACTTGTCGGCAACCTCTGCCAACTTTTCGATCGGAACGAGAACGAATGGATCCCGGAAGTACATGATGCTTTGTTTCTGACTGCGAGCGGTTTTCGTAAGGAATGTCCGACGCATCGCTTCGACAAAGGCATCCATGATTGGCTTGATCGTTCGATGATGATAGTTCAGCATCTCAGATTCGGAAGCCGTTCCGTCCATGACGCTCTTGGTGATTCCCAATTGGCTGTAAAGAAGCTCGGTCAAGTATTCAACCTGCTTCAGAAGATTGTTTTCGGACGGCCGGTTCAACTGAGTGATCTTTTCGGTACCATCTGTATAAGCGATACCGTACTGACTACCCTTTAGCTGAAACTCAATGTCCTTGCGACGCTGCTCCGCCTGCTTTCGACGACTATCAGATTTGATCACGTACGGCAACTGAATGATCATGTCCAGCTTGCCGGAACTCGATTGCTCGTCGACTGCGTCCAGAAGATTCAGCTTTCGAACCAGTCGTTGCAATGTTGAGTTCGGTTCATTCATTACCGTGTACAGAGGATTCTCAACAACAGCTGTGAACTTCTTACTGAGGTTGACCTCTTCGCGATTCCCGGTCTTCTCGTTATAGACCAGTACGCGCACGCGCTCGGGAGACCAGCGAACGATTCGCCCAACGCGCATTGTCTTGATGTCGAATCCGCCAGAAACATTCGGGTTCAATGTTGTATCGACAGGAACAACAGCGATGACGCCTTCATCGAACATAGTCATCACCGTGTCTTGCCGAAACGCTCTTGCGGCCTGATCGATATTCGCTTCGACATTCAGACATTCATTCAGACCACTGTTGATCTCTTCGTCAAATCGTCCTTGATCATCGAGGCGTACGTGTTTGATAACCAACTCGGCGACATCAATCGCGATGCGAGTGAGGATCGAGGAGATGATCGTCTTTTCGTTCGTGAACCTGAGGCGAGTCCTGTCTGGCCGTGACCCGTACGACGCTGCGGATTCGAATGGCTCATGCTTATCGAGATTCAAGAACGCATTCCATGCGTGCACGAGCCGATTTTTTACAGACATCCGTTACTACCTCCTCTCGTCACTCAAACGCCTCCTTGTTTGCTTTGTAGGCCACGTAAGCGTCCATCAAGGCCGCCACGTTGTCGACTTTCTGATCCGTTCGCTTTTTGAGAAGCTTTCGGTTACCGTTCGTGTCTTCCAAGGTAATGGCATTACCCATTGTGAATGACATGAGCTCCTCATCGAAGACAAGAAGCTTTTCTTCACTCAGTTTCTTCAATTCCCCAAGAGGAACCGACTCTGTTCTAGCACCCTGAATGACTTTCTCGATCCCGAACGGTCCGTTCTCAGCTTCCCAACGCGTAACAAATTCTTTGGCGTTGTAAGGGTCGAACCCAAAGCAACGAACATCGTATCGAAACTCTTCTATGTGGCGTTCAATGTCCTCATAGACTTCCATCATATCGAGGACGGTTCCTTCAAGAACATGAAGGCTTCCCTCACGACGGAACGTTTCGTATTTATGACGAAGAGCTCCAGGCAATCTCATCAATGTGAGATCTGTGATGTAGCTTCGCGTCTTGATTCCAAATCTCCCGCGGGAAATCGGGAACAAGAACGTAAAGGCACAGAAGTCGTCACCTTGCGAAAGGTCCGCACCCAAAGCACAGGGCAGTTCCCAGAAATTTACCGTAGGATGAAGCTTGGTCTCTTCGTAAGTGAAGAAGTAAGTGTAGCCTTCCATCGGAATGCCAAACCTCTTCGCCAAGATGTCGTTTCTAGCCGCTGGAGCTTTCTCTGCACGTTCCACATCGAGATGATAAGTCTCATACGTGATCGTTCGACCAAGATTTGGATTGGCTTTGATCCACATTTCTGGATCAGATACTTCGGTGAGCTCGTCTAGCTTGTAGTGCCAGATCGAAACGTGTGGAGCGTGGTATTCTCCTTTGAGAATCTCGGCGAGCTCCATCTTGATGGTGTCGCCAGAACCATTACGAACCGTTCCCTCGGAACTGATGGCGATGATCAAGTAGTCGTCTAACTTGGACGCGCCTTGCTCAATTGCTCCGACAACATCTTCGCGAATATCGCCCGATAGCCACTCGTCGATGGTGGATACCTTCGGGCGAAGTCCTTGGAGCTTTGCGATCGACATCGGTCGAATCTCCAGCAGGCTACCCGTTAGGAAATTCTCGACGCCCTTCTTTGTTGCAGCCAACTTCGGGCGAAGAAACCGATTGCCCGTAGTGTTTTGCATCGAACCCTGTGTCAAAAACTTAAACAAGGGTCCTTTGGCTCGAGTGATCGCGGTCCGAAATGGACTCATGACTTCTTCGGCCTGCTTCATTGTCGGAGCAGTCGTGATTTGATGCGTTGTGGTTGTATCCACATTCATAAAGAACGCTTGGATGCATTCTGCATACATGGATTTGGCCGCGCCGCGAGCAACAATCAAGAATTGCTTTTTGATCAGCCTCATCTTGATAGTCTTCGTTACGAAATGCCCGCCTTGATTATCTTTGTTCGGTTCCCAGACAGAACGATCGACGTAATAGTACCAACCAAAGATTTGCTCGGCCCACAGCTTGAATGTGGGAAGAAGACGAAGGTCAGTACCATCCGTTAGAGTCAATTCGCCTTCGCAGTAGAGGACGAAGCCCTTCACCGCATTCTCGTCGTACCAGATGTTCGGGTTGGCGATGAGCGCATCGATTCGGTTCATCTCCGCAGAGATCTCTCGGTTGACAGGGATCTCTCCCTGAAGAACCTGATCTCGAAATTGCCCGTAGTAATACGGAGTTGCCGTGTTCGACAGCGTCATCGTTCACCCTCCTCTCTTAGAACGAGTTTGTGTTGAAGACGAGTCTCTTGTCGCCCCAGCAAACCGCGATTCGGTTGAAGTACAGTCGATCAGGAAGAACTTCTCGCTTGTACTCGGGATCCCGATACGATTCGTACTCAGATCCGTATTCGACTTTCCTTGCGAACGCGGATCCCGCAGGACCGATCGTTGCGTGAGCATTGAACGGATAGTCAACCTTGTCCCAGTGCTTGACAAGATTCCTGGCGACGAGAAGCTGGGGAGTCGGGTAGAGAATGAGGACGTCCACTTTCTCGTCGTCCCCAAATTGCTCCACGGATGTTACGGGAAGACTGAACGCACCCGTAACTCTTGCGGCGGAGATGGCATCTTTCGCCATGGCGTTGAGATCGGATTCCTGGAGATCTTCGATCGGGCCACATGCAGAAAGAGTCATGTGCGGGAGATCCTGCTTGCACCACCTCCCGTCCTCGGGGAGGAACGCGATCATTGCTTCGTCAGACATCAGCCAGCACCGCCAGTCACTACTTTGCGAGCTGCCGTGGTAGCGACCTTCTTGGCGATAGCCACCTGCACTTCACGCTTCCCAACCTCGAGCAGCGTCGATGAGATGAAACGAGTGACCGCAGGCTTTTCGTTCACGCTCAATCGCTTGAACTGCTGCTCGAGATTCATGCGATTGATTGCTTCCTGAAGCTCTTTGTTGCTCAGAGCTTTCGGCTTACCCTGCTTGGCCTTGGTTCGGATGGCGGTGGATCGTGCCGAATCCTCCGAAGGAGCCGCCTTGCCCGACGAACTCTTGCCCCATCGCATTCCTTTGACACCGTAGTGCTCGAGGAAGTTTGTCAGTCGGTCGGCACTGGTGTCGGTGGAGTCGGTGGCGTCCACTTGACATCCTCTCTCTGCACGTTGAGCCTCCACTCGTGTTCCTTGATCTGCTCCTTCATTGCATCAACCACGTATCCGAGTGTCGGGGGGTCGAAGAGCATTCGGACACGAAGGTAGACGTAAGTCTTGACATGGTTCAGTCGGGGATCGCCCTCAAGGAAGGTGTCCCAGGTCGGAACCTTGTCCTCGATCATGAATCCTTCGTCCGGCCCTACACCCAACTGGTTCAGCGTGCTGAACACCGAGTTGATGTGCATGGTGATGTCCGAATCGAATGACGTATAGTCATCGGCGAGATTCAGGACCTTCTTGGTACTGGTGAGAATGCTCTCGCTCACTGGTCACCTCCCTTGAGAGCTACCATTTTGACCGGAACCGATCAGCCCATCGTTGAAGCCGGCGGTCGACCGCCTTCGGCGTAGAGAACCTTGTCGAGTTTGCCCTGGTCGACCTCCTCGATGTCGTCCTTCATCAGAAGGTGCACCATCGAACCCTCGGCGACGTAGCTGCGAACAGCGTTGCCGGGAAGAGTCGGGTCGAGCTTGAGGAGGAACACGAAGTCGCCGTAGGTGTAGTCCTTGCCGGGCACCTGCTGTGTGCTGTCGCCCTTGACGAGACGAACTCCCATGTCGTCTTCTCCCTTCATTGTCGGTAGCTCCGGAGCGACGACCTGAGTGAACAGGTCGTAGGCCTCCTGAGTCTGCTGGAGGATGATTGAGTACACCCTGTCGATGTACGGACCGGCGCAGAGAGTCGACTTCCAGTCATGGTGCAACAGGAGGTTGCTTCTCGTGGGTCGTTCACCGATGATCTTGGCGAACAACCAGCCGGCCAGCCTTGCCGCGTTGTACGTCGTGGCTCCGGAGACTCCCCAGCCCGGAGCCAGGGTGGAGTTTGCCATCTCGATGGAGATGGACTCCTGGTTACCCTTGGTCGTGCCGGTCGCCCAGGCGTACTCGTTCGGAAGAACGTACTGTCCGACGTCGCCGATCCCATCGACCTGGAAGTGAGCCGAAGCCGGACGAACCTTCCAGACCTCGAGAATGCCCTGCAGAGAAAGTCGACCGCCGTTGTGATGCAGCGTGACCTTCGTCTTGCGATGCTGCGTGTGAGTCACGTGACCTGTCGCGTTGAGACCCGCGATGAAGTCTCTGACAGGTCGATCATAGGCGATGACGCCCATCAGTTCTCCTTGTCGTCAGTCTCCACGCCCTCGGTCGCGTAGGACTCGAAGTTGGTTCGCGGAACGACAGCACCACCCTTGCCGTCGTCGGTCTCACGCTCGAGAGCCTGCTCGACGTCCTCGTCGTGCGACTCCGCCACATCGGTCGCGTCCTTGTACTCGACGGTTCCCTCGAACTCGCTTGACTCTTCCGTCGTGAAGGTCTCGTCGATCTTGTCGTCGCTCATCTGGTTCTCCTTTTCCAGAGTTGTGTATCGCCTGGGCTTCGGGGAACATATGGCTTTGCGAGAAGACTCGCGTCCCCGAAGTGAATCGCGTTGTGCGTATCGTGCGTGACGCAGATCAAGTACTCGGGATCCAGTGCCATACGAGTTCCATGCACAATGTCGTCTTCGGTTAGAGGATTCATGTGATGGACAATCAAGCGACTGTGGATCTCATGACCTTCTACTCCGAGATCGCATCCTTCGTCTCGAAGAATTGCTATGTGACGCAATCCACGCCATTGTCTAGAAGTGTAGAACTGTTGATTGACCCAGCGATTGAATCCGAAGGTCTCACAGCCGACTTCGCCTCGAAGAGACAGGTATTCGAATCTCTCAAGGAACGTACCGAACTGCGAAAGCTCCGAATAGCTTCTAATCCTGGTAGTCATCATAGTCAGGCTCTTGATCTGAAGTGTCATGCCCGCTGTAAGACTGCATTGCGTGAAGGGCTTCGGCGATGAGTGTCTCTACTCGCTTTTCCGACTCCATCATTTCACGCTTTGTCTCGAGCAAGGCAACTTCATTCTTCAAACGCTGTTGCTCGAGTCTTTCGCGAGATGAACCAAGCTTCAAGTAGTGTGTGATCACCTGAGCGGAGGCCTCGCCGGTTGTCAGTTGACGTTCAGCCAGGTCTACAGCCGCTGAGATGAGTTGGTTCTCTCGTTCCTCAGGAGTTGTTGCCGGAGGACGGTTGGATTCGTGCGAGTTTGAAGAACTCCTGAGGA